TGGGATGTTTTATGATAAAGGATAAGTTGATATTGGTTGATGTGGATGGTGTACTCTTAGATTGGGAGTATTCATTCCATAAATGGATACGAGAAACTAAACCACATTTAGATTTAATTAATGAAAATGCGTATAAAGTTGATGATAAGATAGTATATTCTGGTTGGGTTTTGGGGAGTAAACGTGATGGTGACCCTATAACAAGATATTATGGTAAAGAATTATCAAAAGAATTTAATGAATCAGCTGATATTGGTTATTTATTACCACTTAGAGATTCAATTAAATATGTGAAAAAATTGCATGAGGAACATGGTTATATGTTTCATGCAATAACATCACAATCTAATAGACTTTCTGCTCAACGACTTAGAATATTTAACCTTGAGTCGTTATTCGGTAAGGTATTCACTGAATACACTATATTGGGTACTGGTGATGATAAAGATGAGGTGTTAGCACAATATGAAGATTCTGATGCATATTGGATTGAAGATAAACCAGAAAATGTTGATATTGGTATTTCATTAGGGTTGTCTGGTATTTTAGTTGCTCATTCACATAATGCTGATTACGTGGGAGATGCGGCTAGACTCGATAGTTGGAAAGAAATTTATGAACATATAACAGGGTAGGATTATATTATGGTGTGGTGTAGTGAAAGTGTGGATATTATAAAGACAGATGATACAGTTTATGCAACATTCAATTCAGATAAAGATACAAGGGGAAGGGAGTCTACATATATAAATGATGCTCCTTGTGTGGGATGTGACTTTGCAAATGGTTGTATGACTGAATGTAATGATTTTAATACGTATGTTCAACTTGGAAAGTGGTAATATATTATGAGTATGAAGAAAAAAATTAGAGCAAAATGGGCAACGGATTTAATCGAACCTGTATTGTCGGAAGATTATACACAATTTGAACTTATGTCTGCCTTGAGTTGGTATGCCGCAATGGTTGATACCAAAACGAAAGAAAAATATCTATCAGATTATCTTAAATCTAGAGGATTGGATAAGGTTGTTGATGAGAAAGTGTCTTATCTAACATCATCAGTTGTTGCACGATTGATTGATAGAGGGCAAGTCACCGATACCAAGACCATTAAATGGATGAATGAGTGGGTAGATCAGTTAAAAGATAAAGAACCTATTAAGAATCCAATTAAACGTATTACAATTCAAGAAAGAATGCGTATCAAGGGTGATTCGTATATTGATGGATTAGATGATGGATTTGAAGAGTTTTTAGAATCTGGTATGACACAGAAGTTTGATATGAAATCATATTTAAAAACTTCTGAAATTAAACCATCATATAAAAAGTATTTAATTAAATGGATTGATGAGAAACATTCTGAATTTCTGTTGTCTAAGACAGATCCAGAGATGAAAGAGGGGTATTCTAACTATACTACTCGACAAAAGAATAAAATCATTAAGTTCTTTGAACATATGCATAAGTCGGTAGATGTATACTATTCTAAATGATATAAATATAACTCAACTATTAACAATATAGAGTAATATATGAAAGTAGAAGATAGAGTTTTATTAGAACGTCATGAGTGGCATTTATCAGAACACGATGCAGATATACAAGAATTAAAAGAGACAAATAAACAGTTATCTCAGTCTATAGATGGGGTCAATTATACATTAGTACAGATTAAACATATGGTTTATGGTGCTTGCTTATTGTATCTGTTGACTTCATTTGGGATACTTGAAGTGATTAAAGGTATTATACTATAATATATTTGGAGGATATTTATGTCCGAAAATGATAACAATTTATCATATATAAGAAATTTTGGTAAATTAAATATATCAGATGTTTCGTTGGTAGGTGGTAAGAATGCTTCATTAGGTGAAATGTATTCTGAACTTACCGATTCTGGTATTAATGTGCCTAATGGGTTCGCCGTAACCGTTGATGGGTATTGTGATTATGTAGATTATAATCACTTATCATCTAAAATCGAGGATATATTAGAAACTATTGATGTCGATGATGTGGATTCCTTATCTGATGTTGGTACAACTATTAGATCTTGGTTTATTAATGGTGATATGCCACCAGACTTAGAATCAGAGATATTAACATCATATCATGACCTTGGTGGATCTGTTGCTGTTAGATCCTCCGCAACTACCGAAGATTCAATATCAAACTCATTTGCTGGACAGTTAGAAACATATCTTAATGTATTTGGAGATGTGGATATAATCCACGCATGTAAATTAGTATTTGCATCATTATTTACTGATAGAGTTATATCATATAGAGTATCTAATGGATATTCTCATAAAGATATAAGAGTGTCAATAGGTATTCAAAAAATGGTGCGTTCCGATAGAGGTACCGCAGGTGTTATGTTCACACTTGATACTGAATCTGGGTTTGAAGATGTTGTGTTTATTACTGGTGCATACGGATTGGGTGAAAATGTAGTCTCTGGTAATGTTAACCCCGATGAGTTTTATGTATTTAAACCAACACTAAAACGTGGGTATAATTCTATTATACAACGACATCTTGGTACTAAATTAGTCAAAATGATATATTCGGAGTCTAATAGAACAAATAATATAGAAGTTGATAAATCATTACAACAAGAATTTTGTTTATCGGATGAGGAAGTTATATCATTAGCTAAATCAGCAGTAATCATTGAAGAACACTATTCTAAGAAATATGGTAAGAAAACACATATGGACATAGAATGGGCAATTGATGGTTTAACCAAGGAAATCTTTATAGTTCAATCACGTCCAGAAACAGTCCATTCTGTGGATTCTGGGTGTGCTGACGAGGTGTTTACACTTCAACGTATGTCAGATGTGATTACTACAGGTAAACCTATTGGTTCTAAAATTGGATCTGGTAAAACATCTATAATTAATGATGTGTCGGATATGAATCAATTTAATGATGGTGATATATTGGTAACTGATATAACAGACCCAGATTGGGAACCAATAATGAAGAAATCTTCTGGTATCATTACTAATAGAGGGGGGAGAACTTGTCATGCTGCGATTATAGCAAGAGAATTAGGTATCCCAGCAGTGGTGGGGTGTGATGATGCCACTTCTACCATAGAAAATGGAGAAGATGTAACAATATCTTGTGCCCAAGGTGAAATAGGGTATGTTTATAATGGTATATTACCATATACTACAGAAAAAACTGATTTTTCATCATTCAAACCAACAAAAACTAAAATAATGCTTAATCTGGGTAATCCTGATATGGCATTCAAAGTATCAAAATATCCAAATGATGGTATCGGACTTGCCAGATTAGAATTTATTATTAATTCTCGTATCGGTATACACCCAAATGCAATACTTAATTGGGCACTCTTATCTGATGAGATGTATGACTATATAACGGAAAAAACAATTGGGTATTCACGACCAACAGAATTTTATAGAAGCAGACTCGCAGATGGTATTGCCACTATTGCTGCTTCAGTATACCCTAAACCGGTTATATTTAGACTATCTGACTTCAAATCTAATGAATACTCCCATTTATACGGTGGACAACTCTATGAACCAGTAGAAGAAAACCCCATGATTGGGTTTAGGGGTGCATATAGGTACAATTCACCCGAATTTGAACTTGCATTTGAGTTGGAATGCTCCGCAATAAGGAAAGTTATTCTAGAATATGGGTTAACTAATATACAGGTTATGGTGCCTTTTATTAGAACAATCACAGAGGCTAAGAATGTAATAGAATTATTAGCGGAAAATGGTATAAAATCAGGGAAAAATGGTATTAAAATCATTTTTATGTGTGAAATACCAGCAAATGCCCTATTAGCAGATGAATTCTTGGAATATTGTGACGGGTTTTCTATAGGGTCTAATGATTTAACTCAATTAACACTTGGAGTTGACAGAGATTCTTCTAATATTGAAGGATGTGACGAAAGGAATGAAGCAGTGCTTAAATTAATGGAAATGGCAATAACATCATGTAAAAAACATGGTAAATACATCGGGATTTGTGGTCAAGCACCATCAGATTTCCCAGAAATAACTTCGTGGTTGGTTAATCAAGGGATTGATTCTCTATCACTTAACTATGATTCTATTTTAACAATGAATAATGTTGTTAGATCAGTAGAATCTGAAATATTTGAAATATAGGATAAGATTATGATAAAAAAACTATTAGTTTGGACCGTTATTGGATTTTTCTTTATTTCATTCTTAGGGAATATGAATAAAGGACAAATGGGTCAAGAGGTGTCATATGCTAAATTCATAGATTTAGTGAATGATGGGCAAGTACTGAAAGTTGTAGTAGATAAGAGAGGAACAGTTGTTGGAGAATATCGTGATGGTGGACAGTTTGTAACATATGCTCCGAATGACCCTCACATGGTAGATGATCTATTGGAAAACGGTGTAGATGTTATTGCAAATCCACCAGAAGAAACATCACTTTTGGGTTCTATATTTATTTCTTGGTTTCCTATATTATTATTGATAGGGGTATGGATATGGTATATGAAAAAAAGAGGTGGAATCGGGGGAATGACCGGAAACGGAAATAAAGCCAAAAAACTTGAACCGTTAAAGGGGAAAGTTACCTTTGCCGATGTTGCAGGGGTAGAAGAAGCTCTTGATGAAGTTTCTGAGATGGTAGACTTTCTTCGAAACCCACCGAAATACGTAAGACTCGGTGCAAAAATACCGAAGGGTGCATTGATGGTTGGTCCACCAGGCACAGGTAAAACCTTACTTGCTCGTGCTATTGCTGGTGAAGCAGATGTTCCATTCTTTTCTATATCTGGATCCGATTTTGTGGAAATGTTTGTTGGTGTCGGTGCATCTAGAGTTAGAGATATGTTTACTGAGGCAAGAAAATCATCACCTTGTATTATATTCATAGACGAAATTGATGCAGTAGGAAGACAGCGTGGAGCGGGTCATGGTGGGGGTAATGATGAGAGAGAACAAACCTTAAACCAATTATTAGTTGAAATGGATGGGTTTGATGATTCGGATGGAATCGTTATACTCGGTGCAACCAATAGAGCAGATGTGTTAGATAAAGCTTTATTAAGACCTGGAAGATTCGATAGAGAAATTAATGTTGGACTCCCTGATGTCAAGGGTCGTGGTCAAATACTTCAAGTGCATATGAGAAAAGTTCCAACTTCCGATGATATTAAATTAAAATATATTGCTCAAGGTACTACAGGATTCAGTGGTGCCGAACTTGCAAATCTTATTAATGAGGCTGCTCTTTTTGCGGCAAAAGAGAATAAACAAAATGTCTGCATGGCAGACTTAGAAAGGGCAAAAGATAAATTGATTATGGGTGTAGAAAAGAGAACTATGGTGATGGGGGAAGATGAAAAACGTATGACTGCATATCATGAAGCAGGACACGCTATCGTAGGTAGATTAACAGAAACCCATGACCCAGTATATAAAGTGTCTATTATGCCTAGAGGTAGAGCACTTGGGGTTACTATGTTCCTACCAGAGAAAGACGCTTATTCTGCATCTAAAGAAAAATTAGAATCTCAACTACAATCATTATATGGTGGACGTATCGCAGAAGAATTAATATACGGTAAAGATAAAGTTACTACTGGTGCATCTAATGATATTGAACGTGCTACTTCTATTGCTAGAAATATGGTCAAACGATGGGGATTATGTGACGCAGTAGGACCACTTTGTTATGAAGATGAACAGGGAGATCCCTTTATGGGTAGATCAATGGGGCAACCCGCTCAAACCATTTCACCCGAAATATCTAAACTATTAGATGAGGAAGTTATTAAATTAACTACTAAAAATTATGATAAGGCTCAGAAAATACTTGAGGATAATATGGATATTCTACATTCTATGACTGAATGCTTAATGGAATATGAAACTATTGATAAATATCAACTTGACGATTTATTAGAAAGAAAAGATACTATTAGAGAACCAATGGGGTATGACTAATAAAGGAGAATCAAAATGGATAACCCAATATCAACTACTATTGTTGTTTCGCCTTCACCACAACAGGCAAATTTTAATAATAAACTGCATGGGGGAGAATTACTTAAATTATTAGATCAAGTCGCTTCCGCTACGTCTAGAAGATTTTCTAGACTATACTGTATTACCGCTAAAGTTATTGAAGTGCAATACCTTGAACCTATAGATATTGGTTGCCTTCTATCTATTAGAGGCGAAGTCATCAAAGTAGGTAGAACTTCTATGACTATAGATATTGTAGCAGTAACTGAAAATATTGAAACTTCGAACCAAGTTAAATGTATTACTGCTCAATTCCTTATGGTGGGGGTAGACGCTAATAAAGTACCTACCCCAGTTCCTAAAATACCCGAACACCATAAAGATAAATGTAAATCATGCGGGCACGTGAAACATAATGTTAATGATAACTGGTTTAATCCTAAAATGAATAACCATTACTCACAATATTTTGAGGAAACTGAAGACAGAGACTGCGGATCACTAAAATCAAGTAATAATGACAATTGAACCTATTGAACTATATCAAATATATAATGGAATCAAACTACATTTTAATCAATCTTATGACTATATTAAATATCAAGGAAAATCACTCACTAATCATAATCAATTCAATCAAAGAAAAGACAAATATGCGTATGCATACAACGCCAAATATTTTAAAGATACTCAACACGCTAAACTCTTTATACTTGCACAAATAGTAGGCAATGGCGTTAAAATTCATAATAATATTCCGTATATTAATGACCTGATTAATCAACAATCAATTAAAAACTATAATACATACAATAAAAAAATTCAATCTATGAAGTATAACTATATTAATGATATTAATATATTACATTATATTATGAGAGATAATAATATTAAACTAAATATAATACTCGAAGGAGATAATCAATATCCAATTTGGCATAACCTTGTAATAGATAATAAAATCAATATAGAATCAGTTATTATACTTAATATACTACTGAACTTCTTTAATAAAATATTACATAAGGATATATATTTTAATCAATTTATATCTAATGCTACTAAATACCAACAGTTTATTCAATTAGATAATAAATACTATGCTAACTTAACTTATAATATACTAAATGGACAACATAACAAAATCTAAACTAGTTATTACTCTCGGTGTTATTATGTCTGCAACCGCAGCTTATTTCTCTATTTCAGGACTAGTACAAATCTTTATTAATAATGTCATACCTATTATTATTATGGGAGTATGCCTAGAAATCGCTAAACTCATTTCTATTAATTGGATATATCTGCAATGGAATAACTATAAAGTAATTATGAAATCATATTTCTTAATCGCTATTACTGGTATTATGATGATTACTTCTTTAGGTGTATACGGGTTCTTATCTAATTCATCCGCCAATATTAATAATGATATTCAACAATCTAATATTAATCAAGAATATAATAATAAACAAATTCTATATTATCAATCAATTATCAACTCCGCTATAAAACAAAGAAATCAATTAGATGATACTATCGATACTCTTATTAAATATGATAGAATTAGAGGACCACAGGGCGCAATTAATACTAGAAATAATCAAAAAGTAGAAAGAGATAATCTAAATAATGTTATTAATCAGTCTAATAATGATATTCATTCTATTAATAATATAATACATAACGAACAGTCAAAAAATCAAGATAATTTAAATGAAGTCGGTCCTATCATTTCTATTGCTAAACTATTTAATATTAATGATTATAATAATTCTCTTAATATATTGATCATTCTTATTATTTTCGTATTCGATCCTCTTGCTCTATTACTTACTCTATCGGGAACTATTATATTGAAAAAAGAATATGATAATAGAAATAATGATGATATAATAGGAGCAACGAGAGATAATATAATACATAATATTATAGAGATAGAAGATAATAATATAGATAATAGTATAGATAATAATATAGATAATAATATAGATAAAATAGGTTTAGGCGGTGGGGAATATTCCAATGATACTAATAACATTGCAATAGGGAATACGCTATCTAGAATTAAAAAAGAAAGAGTCAACGACCTAACTAAAAAACATGATATTTGAGTGTATACGGCACACACGTATGTCAATTTTTTGACATGGGGTTTACTATAATAATTGATTATAGTAAATATATTATATAAAATGATTAAATCTAACTGAGAATCATTATCATTTGGAGATGTTCCGAGTATATTTTCATACAAATTATGTATAAGTAGTCAGGAAATCTCAATCGACTTGACAAAGGCACTATATTGTGTTATACTATCTGTGTAGTGGTTAATATATTAAATTAAGGGGAGAATTAATGGCATTAAATATAATTACTAGTGCTTCAGTATGTTCTGATATAGAGGATATTAAATCTATTACAGATAGTTGTACATATATAGAGATAATATCAGAATATGCAGAGGATAATAATATAGAGATAGAAGATATAATGTCATTATTAAGTCCATTAATAATAGATAAGATAAAGTATGAATCGAGTAAATTGAAATTACTTAAGATAGAGGCAGTACCAGAGATAATATTTTGAGTTAACTCTGGATATAGTGTCAGTATATTGACACTATAATATTATATAATGATAGTAGATATAACGATATTAATATACAACGATAAGAGGATATAAGCAATGAGTGCATTAAATAAGTTTAGAAAGAATAAGATGTCTATAGATAAGTTGACAAATGAATTAGCTAAGTCATCAGGCACAAAGAAAAGTTATATAGATGAGAGATTTTGGAAGCCAACTACTGATAAAAGTGGTAATGGATTCGCAACAATACGATTTTTACCAGTAGAAAGAGAAGGCGATATACCATGGAGACAGGTATTTTCTCATGGATTCCAAGGACCAGGTGGATGGTATTTAGAGAATTGCCCAACAACGATTAATGGTAAATGCCCATTATGTAAAGAGAACACAAAGTTATGGGATACAGGGGATACGGCTTCGCGTAATATTGCGAGGGATCGTAAGAGAAGATTACATTATATAAGTTATATATATGTGGTGTCTGACCCAAGTAATCCTGATAATGATGGAAAGGTATTCTTATATAAGTATGGTAAAAAGATATATGAGAAGATACATAATTTAATGATACCTGAATTTCCTGATGAGGTACCACGTAACCCATTCGATTTTGATGAGGGTTGCAACTTTAAATTAAAGATCCGTAAGGTAGATGGGTATATTAATTATGATAAATCAGAATTTGGTAGTACTACATCATTTTCAGATGATGATGATTTCACGTTAACGGTAGCAGAACAGATTAAGTTTTTAGATGAGTTTACTGACCCAGATACTGCATTTAAATCTTATGATGATTTGGCTGCCAGATTATATAAAGTATTAGGATTTGAGGACCAATCAATGGAAACGGAATTTAAGAAAGTAGATGAACCGGTATTAATTACTGAACCAGCACCATCAATGCCAATATCAGGGGAAGTTCATGCTACTACTGAAAAGGGTGTTGTAAGGGATTCTAAGGACGATAGAGAGGTTTTAACGGAAACTGATGAGGATGATGAGGATATTAGCTATTTTAATAAATTAGCCAATACTGATTGGTAATATTATGTTAACGGTATATTCAACAGTATTAATAATATGTACCGGTACCTTTGGAGTAGCCATATTAGTATGTCTACTCTTTGGGTATAATATATACATGTATTCTAATGGTAAATCATATACTAAACCAGTATATAATATAGATGAATATATACAGAAAGTGAAACGATGGAAACGTTCAGACGACGTGGCTAAAAGTAATAATATGAGGTGGGAGTCTATGAGAACAGATAATATTAACATATTCAACTATATTATAGCTATATTATTATTACCTATATTAATTGGTATATCATGTANATTATTAGTATATTATATANNNACTGATTGGAGATAGNAATCAACGCTTGACACTTTATATTAGGAAGTGGGGTAGGTTGCCGAGAAAGGGGTAAAGGCTCACTCTGTGAAAAAGTGTTTATTTGAAAAATTTTATTTAGAAAAAATATTTGAAAAGGTGAAAAAATGAAAAAAGTAAAAATGATAACGAATTATGGAGAAGTAGTAATAGAATTGGATGAAGAGAATTCCCCAGTAACGTGTGAGAATTTTTTAAGTTATTGTAATGAAAATTTTTATGATGGTACAATATTCCATAGAGTGATACCAGGATTCATGATACAGGGTGGTGGATTTGAGCCGATGATAAACGACGAAATGACACAAAAAACTGTTAAGGGACCGATACTGAATGAGGCAGACAATGGTGTGTCTAATAGGAGAGGAACTATATCCATGGCAAGGACAGGAGTTCCGCACTCAGCAACTGCACAGTTTTTCATAAATTACGCAGATAATAGTTTTCTAAATCATACAGGTAAGACGCAACAGGGTTGGGGATATGCTGTATTTGGAAAAGTTATAGAGGGGATGGATGTATTAGATTCTCTATCATCAGTAGAGAAAATCACGGTACGTCAGCATGAGAATGTTCCAGTGAATGATATCATTATAGAGAGTACCGAAATTATATTATAGGTGAGAGATATGAGAGATATACTAAATTTAATAAAGAAGTTCAGTGTGGATTTAATAGTGCGGTTTGTAATAATATTGGTAGGTATATTATGGGTTTTGAGTATATTATATGTTCTGGGTTTTGTTGCAAATGCTCAGGCGGGTTCGTCGTTTGACAATTCGGACTGTTTATATTCTTGCATAAGTCCTCCGGATCAAGTTGAATGGGAGGCACGTGAAAAGATAAGAATTAAAGAATCTTATCTTGAAGAAGATAGAGATCGTGAGAGGATATCAGAAGATAAGTCAATGGCAAACAAAGTATCATCTCCGAAAGAAAACATAAAGCAATCTATCTATGAAACGGCAGAGCAATTAATGACGTGTTCCTCAGCTATTCGTAATACATGGTCAGTATATGAGACAATAAAGGACAAGAAATCTGGAAAGGATGTAAAGATCCATTCAGTTGCAGATGATCTCCGAATATATTCCTCGGCACTATACAAGGAAGTAAATCCGCAGATAACGGATGACCATTTAGATGAGATATTGGGTATACGGAATACGATTTTTGCCACGCAATTGACACCATCTGAGAGATCATTGATAGTAGAAGAATGTATTGAGTTATTAAATACATTACAGGGAGTTGTCGGTACTGAAAAGGAAGTTGAGGATATTCCTGATCGGGAATAATATTGAAAATATCTTAATATATTAGTGAATTATTCCTGATCGGTAATAATTTTGAGAATATCCTTCATAATTGATTCATTCGAATTAAGGAGAAGGTGATATGAATTATAATATTTTATAGTATGAGTATATGGGAGCGACGTTTCCCAATCATTAAGTATTGGGAGGTCGTTGTCAGGATATAGAATATGTATATTCTCATCACCTCCCAACTTCATAATATTATTGAACCCTGATTCCATAATATTGATAGAGTGATAAAGTGTATTAGAATTAATATAGTGTCTAATAAGATTATCATTATATCTTATTTCAGTTTGATCGGTGGAATTAGATACTTTAAATTGTGGTAATAAGTCATAGTATATATTAAAATCAAATGACTTGAGAATATATTTGAACGGTGAATATACAGAGTGATGTTCTATGATACCTGGAGAAATAAGAATTACAGTAGGATTTCTACCAGTTTTAGAATGAATGTATTTTTTTAATTTTGCATAATTATGAAGTATAATTGCGGCTCCCATAGAATTACCTATAAGAGTTATGTGTATGTTTGGGTAAGATTGAATTACATAATCAATTTTATTGAGTAGTTGTTTATTCCATGCATCTATACCGACATTTTTTTCCACATTTTTTCCGAATCCATTAATGTCATATGACAATAGATTTACATTATCATATGATAGGAATGATTGTAGTTTAGAGAAAGTTGAAGAATGTTCGGAAATACCGTGTACAGAAATAACCGTATGTTTTGTTTGTTCTCCGGTAAATCTCGTTGATGTTGCTAGTGATACATTTTCATCAATATTTTTTTTAAAATCTTGTTCTTCGTAACTATTCATTATCATTGACATAATCAACAATAATGAATATATTTCAATCATGTAATTTAGTCATCATCTTGATTAGCAAACATGTACGAGGGGTATCCAGATTGTGCTTCATTATTATAATTATTAGTTATATTAGAAGATGTTTGTTGGTTGTTATATGACGAGTTATTGTTATAAGCTGAAGATGAACTGTTGTCCCTTGTTGCCATTTTATCTAGTGCTTGTTGGGCGAAATTAACAGAAGTAAACGTTTTTTCTCTTTGTTGTTTTTGTTGTGCTTTTTGTATTTTTACCCAATCATTACGTTTTGCTTCTTCGGCTGCTTCAGCTTTCCATCTTGCTACTGCCGCTTCATTATATTTTATTCTTGCGGCTTCAATTCTTGCATCTTCAGCAATAGATTCTAATCTTTCTTTTTCTTTTTGTCTTGCTCTTTCTTCTTCAACTGCTAATTGTTTTGCGGCTTGAGCATCATCTTCTGCTTTTAATATTCGTGCAAATTCTGCTGCTTCTTCTGCTTCTTGTCTATCGAATTCTGCTTGTTCTTCTTTTTGAATTCTTTCTAATTCTAATCTTTCTTGTTCTCTTTCAGATTCTTCTTCTGCCAATCTTATATTTTCTTGATTAACTCGTTCTTTCTCATCTTCCTCTGCTTGTATTCTTTTGTTTTCTTCATCTTGATATAACCAAGCCTCAAGAGCACGTTTTTGTTCTTGTTTAGCTAGTGCTTCATCTGCTGCTATTTTTATTCTCTTGGCATTTTCTATTTCAATGCGTTCTTGTGCAATGCGATCTAATTCTTCTTCCTCTTGTCGAATTTTATCCTGTTCCATTTCATCTTGGAGTCTCCAATACTCATCAGAATATGTATCTTTTGGTTCAACATCTCCCAACGCTGCATTTATCACATCATTGTCGACATGTTTCTTGGCAGCGGCATTTTCCCTGGCAGATTGTGCGTCGTTTTCTGCTCTTAATATACGTGCTAGTTCATTAGCATCTTCTTGTTCTTTTCTATCAAATTCTTCTTGTTCTTTTCTATCAAATTCTTCTTGTTTTGGCGACATATTATTGTTTATTATGTCGTCATTTATTTCTGTTCTTTGTGATTGTGTTAGTGGTGAGAACCCCCCACCTGGTACAGGTAATATTGATGCTTGTGATGTTTGTGCTGGTTGTTGTCCGCTCTCCATGTTAAGAGCAGATGATATTCTGTTAGTATCAGATAAAGAAGGGCCCATATTAAAACCGGCTTGCTCTAACTCATTAACCCGTTTAGTTCTGTCTTTTAAAGCTTTCATATGCCAATAATGAGCTTCACTTATTTCTGCACGTAGTTTTTCCTCTTCTTGAATTCCGTATGCATAACTATCAAGCATTTTTTGTTTAGATTGAAGTTCAGCTTCAGTAATTGATAATCCCTGTGCCCTTAGTCTATCAAATTCTTCCATTTCTGCGATTACTCTATTTTCTGCATCGGCTATTACTTTTGCTCTTTTTGCTTTCTCATCATTTACTATTGCTATACGTTGTTGTTCTTTGTTATAACTCTCAATTGCTGCATTATCAGCGCGGAGTTCCTCTATTGTTTTAGTACGTTGCTGTGAGTCAGACCCGCTTGTGCCTACTTTATTGGAAGGTTGTTGTCTGGATTGAAGTTTCTTTTGATCCGCGGAACTGAGTAACCACGTCATACCTCCTGGTGCGCTATTAACTCTTTTTTGGAAGTCTTGTTCTTCTCTCCAATCATTTTCTTGCTGTTCCTTTTGTTTAAAAGAAATGCCTGTTTTGGAGTCAATCGTTTTCTCAGTCTCTATTCTTTTTCTCTCTTTCGATTTTTTTGCTTCCCTTTCGAGAAACGTTTGTTTTTTTGGTCTTTCTGGTATTTTAGCTGGTTTAACTTTAGTGTCTTTCTCATCAGATCCAAATATTGACCCTAATCCACTTCCAATTCTATCTACGAATGATCCATCAAAGATTCCGGTTACCATATCGGAGAGTGATTTAGCGGTATCAACTACTAGATCTTTTGCTAATGTCCCTGCATCTGTTAACATTTCGGTTACAGGGGTATCTGATACATATTTGTGAACTTTAGCGATATCGGCGGAAACCATTTTTACTGCATCAGAGGCATCTTTTGCTCTGGCATATTTAGCACCAAATTGTACTATAGTACCTGCGGCAACGGTAAGGGCATGTGGAACTGCTTGTAGAGCTGCACCTATACCTGTCATTGCACCTGCAAGTACATTACCTTCCTTTATATCCCTTCCTATATTATTAAGTGTGTTGGGTAAATCGGCTAATGCAATCGCGCCCGCTGCAACTTTGAGTCCAGTTGATTTAGTTGATAATTTTGTTTTTTTATTATCAGTTGGCGTATTTAATGTTTTTCCTACATCTGATAATTGAGGTTTTACTTTAGCAACTTTAGTACTTGTTGTTTGTGTTGTGGGTTTTACTTTAGCAACTTTAGTACTTGTTGATTGTTTAAAATCGGATGAGAGATTTTCATGTTGACCTCTACCAAAGTTATTTTTTTGTTTATTTTTTTCTATCTGAATTAGTTTTTCTTTACGTTGGCCACTTAATTTTTGGTTATTTTCTATATCCGTAATTCTTTGAGCAAGTTGTTTGGGTGTTAATGATTTTTTGGCAAGTTTTGCTTTCTTCTTATTCTCTTTATCTTTCCACTCTTCAAGTTTTGTTTTCTTATCATTATCGGCAAGTTTTAGTTTTTCATTCTTATCTTTCCAGATTTCAAATTTTGTTTTCTTTTTCTTTTTCTTATCATCATCACCGACAACTTTTACTTTCTTTTTCTTTTTCTTATCATCATCACCGACAACTTTTACTTTCTTTTTCTTTTTCTTATCATCATCACCGACAACTTTTACTTTCTTATTGTCAGCAATATTACCTGTTTTGAGTTTGCCTAATCCTTTTATCGCCGTAAATCCAACACCAACAACTCCACCTAATATGCCTAATCCTTTCAGCATACTGCCACCTAGTGTGGCTAACGTTGCCGCTCCTTTGGCCGCGGTTTTAGCAATCGTATCCATTATTCCTGAGAGCATTCCTGCTAAACCTAGTTCTTTTCCTTTTCCCTTTTTCTTTTGAAGTTTTATTAGTTTATGTAAGTCATCGTCTATATGTTTTAATACTTTATATATTCTTGTTGCGCTTCTTTGAGTTTCCATTTTTGATTCTATGGAAACTTTGGCATTGGAAACCTCAGATGGTATTAGTGGGTTGGGATTTTCAGTCGATCTTTCATTGTTGATTGGAACAAGTGTTCGGATATTATTTGCGATATCATTTTCTTGTCCTAATATACTTGATCTTTCATTGTTGATTGGAACAAGTGTTCGTGCATTATCTGTGATATCATTTTCTTGTCCTAATATACTTGATCTTTCATTGTTGACGGGAACAAGTGTTTGTGCATTATCTGTGACATCATTTTCTTGT